GGGTTATTAATGTTATTCTTAATCCCTCTCAAAGATATACCAGAAACCTCTTTACCTTGATGTATTCATCTCTTAGCAAATTCATATGTATCGTTTGATACATGAGTCTTTGATTCCGAGATGTCTACCCCTAACTTATTAAGAATTTTAATGTATCTTTTAGCTACATTATCATTTTTAATAACAATGTCATCACCTAAGATTATATAATCCGAGAAGGCCTTAAAACCTTCAAGTCTTGCTGATCAAGCAACGACTAGGTGGTGGCATAGGGTAAATGCAGCTCAAGAACTGTATGCACCCATCGGTTGTCCTACAGAATATCTATAGGATTTTCCTTTGAACTTATAGTCCCTAGCTACTAATAATTGTTTTCAACTATTAGCAACTATTGGACTATCATACATTTCTCTGATAAGCTTTTCTTGTAATTTTACAGGAAATCTATCAGTTGCTGCACTTAAATCAAGTGAATGAAACTTGTGATCCTTTGATGATTCTGTTCAATTATGAAATGGACTTTGAGTAAAAGTCCTATCTGTCGATAATCTTCTTAATTTATTAAGAATATTATCGTGAATTGGTCTTAAGACTAATTGACTATGGTAATCAACCATAGCAATTACTCTCATTTTCAATTCAGGATCTTTTATAATTGCCAGCTTTCCAATGGAAGGAGTTTTCTTATGTGGAAATAGGGAGCTTGTATTAAAGCTCTCTGTGTAATAATCACTGAATCAGCGATCATTACCCCCACATAAGTTAATTATATGTTGCATAAGGTCATATCCTAAATAAAGGATAGTACTTCTTGCATTCATCGAGCTAGGACCCATTGGTCCCTGCTTGACTGATATATAATTTTCCTCCGCTCCACCAAAATCTATATTGGATCTAAGTTTTAATGCAGAGACAAATTCTCTAATAAATGGAGTAGGAATTGTATAATTCCGTCCTTTATAAGGATCTGTAATTGTATTAAACTTAGGATAGATTTTGGAAAGTTCCACTTCCGTTGGTTTAATAGCTCTATTTAATGATAATAGAG